ATAAGTCAGCTGCGGAGCATATTTTACTTGCTGGACCATACGCGGTTGTTTTTCTGTTCTTGGAATTTTTCTAACGATTGTCTTTTTAATGCTGTTTAATCGAATGTCGATCCATCGCGGCTCACCATTTGCATTGTTCGGAATATCGATTGGTGCATCAAGATTCGCAACAATATCGCCTTCATCATTTAGCTTTTTCTTGAATGTCTTAATTTCAAGATCACCATTTTCCAAGGTCTGATATTCAACTGCACAAATCTTATTGCCGTGAGTATCGGTCGGAATTTCAATCCACCAGCCTTCCTTCGCAAAACCTGAAGAACCTTTTACAAGGTAATGGCCAACACCCGGTTTTTCAAAAGAGAGAGGTTGTTCGGCTGCTTCATCATTAGGTTCGATTTTATCTGCAAATAGCTTTACAACTGGTGAAGCATTCTTTAAAAACCCGTTTGCATCTACTGTTGTATTTGATGAGGTTCTCAGAAAATATTTAGCTGTAAAATCTGTTGAACCATCTGTCCATCCAATAATTTTTACATCCCCACTTAGTGCTCCAAATGAAAAAGCTACATGTGTATCAGAAGACTTTAGATGCAAAGCAGGTGAATAAGGCTGTAGTACCGAACCACCATCTACACGAAAGATCTTTGATTGATTACCAAGCGCATTTCTAGCGTCCGTTACTGTCGATATATCGCTAACTACACTGCCAGCCCCACCAAAACCAAAAACTCCAACTTCCATCACATTACCAGCAGCGGTACCTACATAACGACTTGCAGCATGGCTCGGGTTAGTAAAGTTTTCATTAATTTTTGCGCCAGTTGAGCGGAATGTATCACCGCCAGCACCCGTTGGGGCAGTACCTAGATTTACTGTTTGAATTGTCATTTTCTTACTCGCATAAAAAAAGCCCCTAAAAAGGGGCTTCAAAAGGGTTTAAATTAAGGGTAAAAGACTTGGGTGAATGTCGTAGAGATTTGCCAAACATCGCCACCCAAACAACGGGGTTGATATTCACCTGTTTTAACTCGAACCTCACCATCTAAAGGCGAATCCCAAAGGAACGAGTCAGCACCTTTATGCTGATCGAAGAATGCTTTGATTTGCATAATTTCAGCTTTATAAGCCGTTCTTTGATAAGTCCATTCACCAGCTCGGTTATTGATACCTACAGCAATGTTTTGTTCATACCCATCACCAAATTTGCTTGATAACGTATTAAAGCTCTGCGAACCTGAATTACCCTCTAAATCTTGGCACCAAGTGAATTTACGATTACTCATCTTTTTTTGACCACTCAACTTTCATACTTACCGGACTATCTTTAAAACGTTTTTTGCAACTTTCTAGATCCTTCGTATCTTGATCTGGAGCGAATAAACCTGCCCGCCTACTTTCACGAACTGCCCATTCTTTTACATGTTTGTTTAGTAGCTCTGCAGCTTTAGAACTCTTAGATTGTTTTTTAAAAATGAGGGTGAATGACAATCCAAAGACGAAACCCGTTGCATATTCAATTAGATTAAAATCAATTAAATTTGCACTTATGTAGAAAACTACAGCAATCAATAAAGCAAGCAGAAAAGTCATAATGTACTTTTTCACTTTTGTACTCCCATTAAAAAACCCACTCAAGAGAGTGGGTTACTTTGATAATAAACCGCCTTGTCGCTGCTCTTGCCGGATAATCGTTCTAACAGCATTGCCGATCATTTGCCCAAGCTGCTTAGAGTCATTTTGGGTATCAGTTTTGCTTGATCCATCCGGATTAACTGTTACATAAACATTGATTGGAACTTGACTCGAACTGCTTTGTGTTTGATTTGAATTAATCGCATCAAATTGTCGTGCCTCCCGTCGGGCTGCTATAGCTTCACTAGTATTATTAGAAACATAACCTCCATTTGCATAACCACTTGGTTTACTTTGACGCATGCTTTCAACAACGCTAACACCACCCCAGCGTTTGATATCTTCTTGCGACCATACGACTTCGCCTTTATGCACAATCCCTGCTGGAGTGTGTTTAAGACCATTACCGGTATAACCGCCATCCGCAAATCCTTGCGGGGTTGCAGCTTGGATGAGAGATACAAATGTACCTGATTTAATTGTCGCGATCGCTGCTGCTGCCGCTTTTTGGTACCAAGTACCTGGCTCATTTGCGTAAGCATCTGAAGCAGCTTTCCACATGTTCATTCCAGCCTGCGCCAATGCGAATGCCCGCTGACTTTCATAAAGAATGCGGTATGCACTTGATGACTCACCAAGCATATTTTTAAACATGCCAGCCAATGCCCCTGTGACACTAGCTCCATAACCCAACTGGAGATTCATTGAATCATTTTGATAAGTAGATTCAATCAATTTCAAACGCTCAAAGTGTTCTTTCATGATTTGTTCACGTTGTGCATTCAGAGCCACCATATTTGCATTTGGATCTTTAGCTTGAATATCAAGTGCAGCTACTTGAGTATTTGCTAAATTTAGAGATTGAGCCCTCCGATCAGTGCGCGTTTGGTTTAGTTGGTATTGCTGACTATTACCAGTCATATCGGCTTTAGTCTGATCCCAATTTTTACTAGATTGAAAAGCCTTATCTAGAATCTCTAGACGTTCTTGCGCCTTAGATAAAGATAGGCGTTCCCGTCGTTCTTCTTCATCCTTAGTAGTTAATTCAATCTGTTCCCGTTCAATACGATACCTTTCCTTAATGGCATCAACTTCTGAATACAAGAACTGTCTGGCCTGAAATAAACGTTGCTCTTGAGCAAGTTTTAGTAAACCTAATTCTTGTTGCTGCTGTAACTTAAACGAATCAATCGCAATTTTGCGCTGTTCTTCTGTTAATTTCCCCTCAGCAACCAGACGTAATGAATTGGTTTCATATGTGTAATCAAGCTTTTGTTCTTCAGTCCACTTATAACCATTTACTTCAAAATCAAATTGTTTTTGAGCTAATTTATCTTCAGCATCAAAACGCTCATTAATTTTTGGGATTAAATTTGATTGACCTAAAATGGTTGCTTTGTTGATTTCCTCCTCTCGTCTTTTGCTTCTAGCAACTGTTTCTGAGTCATATGTTGCCTGTAGCTGTTTAACTTCCTCAAGAGTTTTAGCGCGTGCCTTATATGCTTCATCTTCGAACTTCGAAAGATCGCCGATTGCTTTTGAGGCTGCTTCGGGGTTATCTCCTAAAATTTTACTAAGCTGATTATAGTAAGAGTCTTGTTTGGCTAAATGCTGTGAAGCTTTATCTTTGCCAAGCTTTTTCCCTTCATAATCCCACCCGATAAAATTTTTCCCCACGATTTTTTCTAAACTTCGATAGTCTAAATCATCATTAAGAAGAGCGGCTTTAGATTTGCTATAACTTTTATTAGTCATAACCTCTTGCAATAAAAACTTAGCTTGCGCATCTAAAGCATCTTGGGTTTGCTGGATTTTTCCATTTTTATCTAAAACACCTTGTCCCTGTAAGGACTGCATGAGTTTAGTTGAGCGAGTCTTTTGCCAAGAAATAAATCCAGTATTTGTATAACCATTATTTTCATCCTTATGGCTACCAAACATTGCCTCATTTCTAAAATCATTCTCGCGCCCAACTTGAGCTGTCATTACTCGTGCTTGCTTATCTCCCAATCCAGCATTACGGAAAGCCTGATATACACGAAGCATATTTCTCACTCGCTCATTATTCCCTGCAAGTAGAACAGCTTGTTTGGCAGCCTCTTTGGTTTGCTTTCTTTTAGCTTCAGTTAATTTATCTTCTCGCTCCTGTTGTTCTTCAATGATCTTGAGATTTCTAAGTGCGCTATCAATTTCATCTTTAGACAAAATTGCGCTCATTCCTTTTGCTTTTTGCAATTCTAAAATGGCATTAGCTTGAGCAACGGTGTAACCTTTATCAAGCCATCCTGATTTATAGATTGAATCAATAACACTATCTTTTTGCTTCGCTTGATAATCTTGTAAAGCCTTTGTTGCCTTTTCAGCCTCACTAGCAGTATTCCCCAAAGCATCCGCTTGCTGTTGATGCTGAGCTGCTGCATTCTGAGCTTTATTACCGGTTAAAGTTACTTCAACACCGAAGATTTTTAACTTGTCAGCAGATTGAGCTGCTTTAACTGAATTTTGATCATATTGGGCAGCTTGCTTTTTAAGATTTTCATATAGTTCTGTAGGCAACTTAATTTTATTTAAACGCTCGATAGCTTCTGCATAACTAATAGTTCCTTTGCGTGCTTCTTGGGAAATATTTTCTACTTCCCTGTTGCCACGAGCATAGTTTTCTATATCAATTAATGCAGCTCCTACAGCAAGAGATGACTTACTCAAAGCTTCATTTTGGGCATTGAATGCTGCCGTTAAATCATCAACTGCCTTTGTTTTATCATTGCCAGCTAATTTCTTTAATGCTTCGTCTGTCTTTTCTGCAACTCGAGCCTGTTCTTCAAGCTTTTTATTAGCTTCAGCTGTGTTGTCACGCATCAAAAGATATCCAGCAGCCAGACTTGCAACTGTAATACCAATACCAACTGGACCACCAAGTAAACCTAAAAGGCGTGAACCAATTCCTACAGTAGCAGCGCCCGCAGCAGCTGATCTCGATTGAGCTACTGCCAGAGCCTCCTCAGCTACAGCCAATTCTCTTGTGACTTGAGCCTCAATCTTCTTAAGCTCAGCCATTCTGGTAATTGTGGCTGTTCGCCCTTTTTCAGTGATTTGGGATTTTAGTCGCTGTACTTCTAGAGCCTTCTCAGCCGCAATAGCCGCTAAAGTTGCTTGGGTATTTGCTACAACTGCTTGAGTAGAAAGTACTTGTTGAGCTGCTGCTGCTCTATCTGCTTGTATTGCCGTATATTGTGCAAAGGTTTGAGCAGCTAATTCTTTAGTTTTCGCTGCTACGGCTACACCTGATGCATAAATAGCAGGAATATATGTTCCAAGCCAGTATGCGCCACCAACCATCATTGCAGATGTTAAAACATCTAAGTTACCAGCAAGCGTTTTAATAGAACCTGACAATACTTCTGCTGCGCCAGATCCCTTTCCAGACTCGCCAACAAACTTAGTAATTTCATTGTTAAGCAGCGTTAGCGATTGGCTAATAGTGATGTCTGTTTTAGCAAATAAGGCATCTACATCTGCTTGAACATTCTTTAAGGCCTTAACGATTTCTTGGGAAGTAATTTTCCCTTCCGCTGCTACTGTGCGTAACTCTCCAACAGTTATACCCATACCTTGAGCAATTGCTTTTGCTAATGCTGGGGTTTGCTCCATTACAGAGTTAAGCTCTTCACCGCGCAATGTTCCACTTGCTAATGCCTGACCAAATTGGACTAATGCTGCATCCGCGGCTTGAGCACTTGCACCACTAATTGCTACAGCTTTAGAAACCGTCTCAGTTAAGCGAGCAGTATCATCCATTGTAAGGTTTAGGGTTTTGGCATTATCGCTAAAACGCTGATAGACCTGTAAAACAGAATCCCAAGCAGAATAAGTTTTTTGTGCAATTCGAAAGGTGTCTTCAGTTGCTTTATTAAGTTCTGTTTGGTTATTGGTTACTAACTTGAGGCGGTTCTGTAAACCTGTATAAGCATCCATTTTAGAGATAGCAGTACTAATAGTAACTAACCCAGCCATGTATCCTGCAAGTTGACGTGTTGCTACAGATAGGCCATCCATTGATTTAGTGGCAAAGTCGCCTTTGCGTTCAATGCTATCCAATTCATTGCCTAGATTACGCGCATTACGCTCTGCATTTTTAGCATCAATTACAATGACGAGACGTGATTCTTGTGCCATTTTTACTTTCCTCTAGGCAATAAAAAACCCACTTACTGAGTGGGTTGGTAGGTTTGATTTATGTAGGGATAGTTTTTAAGATGAGAGCTTGTTCTCGTGATATCTCAATATACTGGCAATCTTTTGGAACAGATAGCCTACTAAAAATCCATTAAAGATTATCCCAATACCTGTAATCACCATGATTCCTGACCATACGGTCTCGGTACCATAATAAGTTCTTGGCACCTCAACTCGCCCAAATACAAGTATAAAAATAAATCCAGAAATAATACCTAGAACAATTATTCCCCATCCAAGAGCATTGCAAACTTCACTCTCGGTCATGCCTTGACTTTCTGTGCTCATGTTAATTACCAATCCGCGTTAGCTTTTTGCTGTGTTTTGATTTTTTCAGCCATTTCATCAGATGATTTATTTAATTCATCTACAATTAATTTTGCTGATGGATAGTTTTCAGTAATAGGTCTATTAGTTTCATTGTAGCGAACTCCACTAATCACCTGTGCAGGTTTGTAGTGACTAAGATTGTCGTAGCTAACTCGCATTTTTCCATCTTTTGTGTCTACACGAACAGTGAAATCTACTCGATCACCGGCAGTAACTGTCATACAATCAGCAAACCCAGAACAACGGTATGGCATATTACCTTTGCCAATAATTGAACCCGTAGTCTTATCTTCGTACTGAATTACTGCATTTGCTGAGCGAAAAGCTGTTGCAAACCATTGACGTGCGCCATCATAAATTTGGCCTTGCTTTAATCCATCTATTTGATAAACCTTTTCAAACTTTACAGGTTCTGATGGTTGCTGAGGGGTAGTAGCACACCCAACTAATCCCAAACTCAATAATCCAGTAGCCAATAATTTTTTCATGAATTTCACCGTTTGTTATAAAGTGTACTAACTTTAACAAACTGGTTAATAAAGGCGCAATAAAAAACCGCTATCTCTAGCGGTTGTTTGGGTGTTGCTTACTATTTTTGAGTAGACGGCTTAGATGTCTGCTCACCATTAGAAGCAGGCACTTTGCGAAGCACTAGGATTACTAAAATAGCTGCTAAGGTTGAGAAAGCAGCCGTTGCAACCCAAGGATAACCAGCATATAGCGCATATACTGCTACACATAGAATCCCTATTCCTATCAACACTCCAAATATTAAACCAAGAAGGAATAATTGAGAGTTATGTTTTTGATTCTCAATGTTTGCAGTGTTGATGCGCTTATTTTCTGCCATTTGATGGCGAGCCACTTCATGACTCATAGTCTGTTCATTCTCAACAATCTGCATTAAACGACTAGCTAGACCAGGTTGGATTTCTTCAAATGCCTTAACCAAATCAGGAGGCGGGTATGGTGAGTAGCTTTCCGCCTCTTCCACAGCAACTGATACATCATTGCCATTTTTTGTTGCGATGCCACGTTTAGTTCGACGATGTTGAGACATTAATTAGGTATTTATAATGAGTTAAGTTCAGGTTGTTTACTGCGCAAGTCACATGCGATTCTGTTGGTAGCTTTTGTCATGTTTTTACCGACTGCTTCCCAATGTTTTGCTGCATTACCAATTGGTCGCGGATCTTCCATTTTTGCAGGCTCAACAGCATGTACTGGGACACGAGGTGCTAATACAAAAGCTGCTAGCAGACCTTCTGTAAAGTACTTCATACCTTTGTTCATTTTTTATCGCCCTTATATTTAATGGGTGTCATAAAACATACAATTTTTATGACAGAAAAACCCTCTTATCATTCGATAACAGGGTCTCTATAGGAACAAGGGTACGCACTAATGACATTTATGTCAATAAGGAATCTTTACGGGAATGTCAAGGGAATAGGCGTATTATGTAACATCAAGTGCGCTATATCACGTCGCAAAGTCTAAGTTATGTACCGTACGTCAGCACTTAAGTCTTCGTCGCTCGTTGCGTCGACTTCTTATGCGCCTCGTCCAAGAACATATCGTCAAGCGTAAAGATACAGTCATTAAAGATGTAACGCTCAACTGGTAAATCATATTGCTCAACATAAGCATTAATTGCTGAGATATCTAACGCCAGAGGAACACCTTGTTCATAGCGTCTAGATCGTGCAATGGTGTTATATGCAGACAGAATTGCATTAGCTACATAAGAATAGTCAGGCGCATCAGGAAGCTTTACACCGAGGGCTTCTCTTTGCTTTTTTTCGTGGTCCGTGAGACCCGCGTATTTGTTGGCGTAGGTGTAGAGGGTTGTGACTTTCCCACAACATCATCTCGATATTGGTTCGCATCTGATTGAATCTTTTCTGATTCAGTTCGAATAAAGGACCAGAGAGAAACCCCTAAATCGCCCATGTTAAGCAATTTCGTAGCGTTCTCTGCATTGTATGCAGGTTCGGACTTTAACTGTTCGCCATTAGGACCTTCTTCGACAAATACAACACCCTTCCAGTCTTCAATTAAATGGCATGCAACTGCTTCCAATAGTAATTCATGAAAGAGTTTGTCATCGGGTGAAGCTTTAGCAACATCAAATCCTTTAGCTGTGATTTGGTTATTCGCACGCTCTAAAGCTACTTGATAAGGCTTATATCCAATGCCTCGGATTTTGAACTCAGCAAGTACATTACCTTCTTCATCTTTATATTCGCGCCACAAACTGACGTCTTTATTTCTTTGAATATTGACTTCAAGAGCCATGTTATTTCTCCAAAAAAGAAGGCAGCAATTAAGCTGCCAAATCAGTATTAAGGTGTTACAGGTGCAATCACACGAGTAATAACTGGCGATACGCGAATATGGTTGTAATTGATGTCGATAGTAATCGTATCTTCACCACCGCCATCTGGGTGATTAGCTTCAGCAACTTCAAGTTTAGGGAACTCAAAGGCATAACCATTACCCTTGCTATCTTCAATTGAGAACTCTAAAGGCATGGTGTCACGGGTTTTAATGAAGTCGATATACCCTGCTGATTGCGCCGAGAACATGTATTGAGTGTTCACAGTTACATCTACAATCTTCTCAAGATAAGTCGTCGCTGTGAGCTTTTTAGAGCCAATACAACGGATTGCTTCCATATTGTTGTTGATAGTCAGTTCAAGCGACTGCATGCAAGCAGTTCCGACAACTGTTTCACCATTAACTTTAAGATCACCGACGTTAAGCGCTGAAACAAGGACTAATTCAGGGACTGGTAAAGGCGAAGTCACAGGGTTTGTAGTTGTACGCTCAAACAGAGTGCCCATCAAACCAAATGTAGCTGTGATTTTACCTGTAGTGGCAATCGTCATTTTTGCTTCATTAACTCGCACACCACGATAAATAAAGACTTGGTTTACATCTTCATAAACCTTAACGAAAGTGAAAGTTTTGCGAACATTGCCACCAAAATTTAGGACATCACTGGCCCAATTGTTCATTGCTACTGCTGACCAGAAGTCATCAAATAAGCCAATTGATAGCTCAACTTCCAATGATCCCGTGATTTCGGCTTCAGTAGCCATGCCACCTTGACGGAATCGCGAATCGACCACACTGTTTGATGATTCAGTGGTGACGTTTTCAGTTAAGCCATCAGTCACACGACGAACAGTTTTCCAAACTGGTGTAGTTGGCAATACTTCGGGGGTTTGCTCTTCAGCATAGTAAAGACGGATCTTTGCACCACTCGACATGGCTTTTACTCCTTATAGGCATAAAAAAACCACCTCGAAAGGTGGTACATAAAATATTTAGGCAATAAAAAACCGCCTTTCGGCGGTGTGGATTTATATGGTTGGTTTCCGTTAATTCGGGAGTTTTTGTTGCAATTCTAAGAACTCTTTTTCATTAAGTTTCTTTCCACATTTCGAACACAACCAAACAGGCGGCCCACCCAAACTTTCAATCTTTAAGTACTCAACTTCATCATGACTACATTTGCCATCTTCCATAACATCAATAGAAACACTATGACCTTCAGTAGTTTCAAATATTCTTGTGATCATTGGATTTCCTTTTTCTTTAACATTAAAAAGCCCTCGAATTGAGGGCGTAGTTTTGATTAGGGGGTCACATTTCAAATGCTACCCATTGATTGAAGAAGTGATGGTTGGAGTTCCATCTCAAGTTGAGATAACTCTTTTTCTAAAACTGGCTTTTCATCACGCCAAGCTCGCATATCACGTGCTGAGCAACTAATGTGGTCTTTTTTGGATTGATATTCATGACTTACAGAGTTGTATCTAGCCCATTTAGATTGAAAGACTTGGCTAAGTTGATTAGCCATCCAGTTAAAGGCATTAATAAATTCGATTTTAGTTTTCATGGCCTTTTCGCCAGTAAAACCCATAACAAGCAACATGAACCCGTCTTTTGAAATTCTAAAGAAAGGAGTTTTGCGTTCTGTGTTTCCTATCTTCTTGTTTTCAAAGGTTAATCCAAAATTGGATTTAGCAAATTCTTCACCACATTGCTTAATGATTTTCTTAATATCTCGCATTACATGGCTGTGGCTCTTATTAAAGGCCTCTGCTACTGCATAACTTGTTGTTTTTGGCTCGCCATTATCATTGGTAACCAAAGCTCGTAAATTCAGTGTTGTCATCATGTTCATAAGATTTCCTCTTACTTACTCATGTTCAAAGAAAAGAACTGGCAGGCACACTGAACATGAAAAGCGTGCTTTTCGGGGATCAGCCTAGCCAGTGGTTGCCTGAATTTCAGGCATAAAAAAACCTGCCGCTAAGGACAGGTTCGTTTAAAAGTTAAATTCGTTAATTGACGCGATAATTTATTGAAATGTTGTACTGAATGAAGTCCCCGTTATTGCCGAGGTTTTGTACTTGACCTCGGAGTATCTCTAGTTGGCCAGTTGTGTAATATTCGAAATGAGCTAACCAAGCATCTGCAAGTTTTGTTATTGCGACTTCATGTGTGTTCAGACGGGCCATGCAGTTGATTGAGATAATCCCTGTTCTTCTTGTGCATGGGGTATCACCAATTGCAGCAATGATCGAACCACCCCATAACACATTAATGTCACACCATAGTCCATCAACCGGCACAGTAAAGTCTTTATTAGGATATTTAATCCGGCTTTGCTCAATTCCAGTAAAGGCCATTGCTCTAGTGATAATGGCTTGTCGTGCTTGATCTAAAGTCATTGCCATTTTAACCACCGTATTTCTGAGCAATATAGTTAAAGGTTGTGGAATAAACGCCTTGAGGGGCTTGTCTTGAATAGCCACCTGTAGTTTTTGGTGTCTCTGGTTTGTCAGTGAAGTCGCCATATTCGATTTTGGTTGCATAAGGCGCATTCGTTTGGATGTATACAGTAGAGTAAGGAACTAGACGAGATAAAGCACTTGTGCCTTTGCTAATGGTTGAGCCACCACCTTTGTCTTTCTCGGCTTCATTAAATGATTGGTCAGTTTGGTTAATACTTACTCTGTGTGATGCCCTAAATGCCCCTGTATCAACTGGACTTTGGAGAACAACACCCTGCAAGGCATCAATGACAATATCTTTCTGTTTTTTGGTAAGGTCGGCTTCAATCGTTTTAGTGAAGGCACTCGGTTTGCTTGTCCAGCCCATTAAAAGTCACCTCAACTTTACCAAACAGTATCTCAAATACTGGTTCATTCCCTACTGTAAACACTCGACCGTCAATGGTGGTTTTATGTCGAATAAGATAGCCTTTGTTAGTATCTGCAAAGAGTACATACTTACATTCTTCGCCATCTAACAGCACCTTCTTTGGGCCATTAGTGGATTTGCGAACCTCAGCGTGATAAACGCCCTCTTGGTTTACAGCCTGACTTATTAAGTTCCCATCATCTAAGTTAATCATTAGACTTTCCTCAATTGAGCAATCCATGTTGCGTCCGCTGGATCTTTTCCGTAACTCACAACCCGATAATTACTACCTTCAATCACCCAAATGTCATTAACATCTGGTTCAACTAAAGTTCCTGCTGTATCTTTCACTTCATTTTGCAGGAGCACGCCTTTGGAGTCTGTTGCGCGGTAATCTATAGGCTTCACCAAATCTTTAGCCCAACTCCCAAATAGGACGCCTCTGCCACCATAGACGTATTCGGTGTAAGTATCTTCACCAGTAGCGGGATTAGATTCAGTTAATTTCTTGCGCGTACAGGTAAAGGAATCAACCGCGTCTGCCAGTTCATCTTCAGCATCAAAGGCAGCGCCAAGTTCTTTTTGAATCTCATCACGCATTCCCATGACTTACTCCGTAATGACATATGTGTTGATGTGATACTTCTCACTAAAGAATGGCTCAAGCAGATCAAGAATGAATTGCATATCACCACTGACTGATTCTTCCTTGCCTGCAACATACGTCTTGCTTACAGACGTGCCAGACTGTGCAGAGACTGTTTTGGATGCTACTACACCTTCTTTAGTTGTGTAGAGTTGCCCTGCTGCTGCCAGTTTTGCTAAGTAAGCGCCAGCCGTAAGAATCGCATCTGGCATTTCACCTTCTGGATAGTCTGGTAAATTTCTAGCATTAAGCCACGCATTAGCCTGCATCACAGCAATAACCGGATCACCAGTTCCCCACCAGTCAGGCCCTAGCTTTTGAGTCACACTTTCGACTGTTACATAGTTCATAGCTTAATCCTAAAAATCTAATTAAGAAGGACGGCCCGAAAGCCGCCCTGCTTTAGTTATGCACCACCATTCAGCGGTGCTTCTGGCACTGGAACAGCCACTTGGGGATCTGTAATGCCATAGTCACCCGCTGTTTTGGCAGGGTCAAACATAGTGCCTGCTGCTAATGTGTCAGTCGCATCATCAGCATATCGGCGGTCAGTTGGGTATTGGTATTTGTAGTCTGGTTGCTTCTCAGCCATGACTGCTCTCCTTAAAGGTTAGTAATTAGGAAGCGGATTGAGGTGTCTTCTGGTTTGGTTACAAGTTCCCAGTTAGCTGCCTTCTGCAAATCAGCCCAAGAAGCGCTTAAAGACTCACGCTCTGTACCACCAGTTAAAGTGTCTTTAGGTGCAATGAAGCTAAAACCTTGCGGATGGATCAACATGTTGCGACGCGTCCAAAGGATTTCATGACCAGCACCATTACCAGTTGATTGTGTTTCTTCAACCTTCAAATCTTTTGGACCAGGAACAGAGTCATATGCAAATGCGCGTGGACCTGCAAGAATCGTGATGAACTTAGCGTTTGCGCCTGTGCCAATTTGCGTATTGGTATCTGTTTCAATGACTGCGCGCCCGTTGTAAACGGTGATTGGTGGCAAGTTATCACTTGTGGTCACTTGTTCAAGTAATTGCTGTTTACGCATCTTCGCAGCAATACGTGAATGCACGAACATCACACCACGTCCACGTAATGAAGCATTCATTGTGCTTTCCGCATCAATGTAGGCATCTACTGACCAACGTGAAGCATCTGTTGCTGTTGAAGCAGAGATGTCAGTAGTGAATCGCTTGCCGTTCGCCTGGTCATAATTACGCAAGCCAATTACTGTTGCTAGAGCACGGTTTTCGGCAGCTTGTTGCCAATACTTATTCAGCATTCCACCAATAAGCTCAAGTGAATTGACCTTCGATAAATACTGCCCAAGAACAGACTCAAGAAAGCCTTCGTTCATATAAGCAACGCGGCCTTGCATTTCACCTGCATCAATCGTGCGAGGCATTGCGATATCAGTCAAAATGGTGTTGCCATAGTTCTGTTCAACATTACCATCCACACCGTTAATGTATGGAACGACGAATGTTGATGAACCACTTGTAAGCAAAGGACGTAAAGATTCATCAGATACAAATGCACCTGATTGCACAAGTGGCGAAACTGCCACAGGATTTGGACGCAGGTAAGATAAAACTACGTCACGGTTAAATACTTCTACTAAAGAAGGCATGGAGTTACTCCCAATAATTAATTATTAAAGTCACCATTCGCTACTGCTGCTTGGAACCCTTGAGGGTCATTCTTTTGGAATTCCAAGCGCTCTTGCGTGGTCATTTCACTTGGTTTCTTGGCAGCTCCACCACCTGAACCACCGCCAGAAGCCCCACTTCCTGACGCATTTGAAGCAACAATTAATGGCTTGAATGCCACATTGCCGCGGAACTCTTTTTTGAGGTCATCAATACTTAAAGCACTAGGTTTGCCCTGCGAATCTAGTACGCGTACTTTGACCTCACCGTTTTCATCAGTTTCAACTTGAAGACGGTTTGTAATATGTGGAAGCAGTACTGCCTCCGAGCCTTTGATAGAAAGCTCACTTGCTAATGATTGTGCTGTTTGCCCGACAGTTAATTTGTAGACTTGGTCTTGCAATGCTTTGGTAGCTTCTGCATGTTTTGCTTCTGCTTGCTCAAGCTTGGCTTTCCAAGATGCTTCAATTGCAGCAACGTCACCTTTTTTACGGGCTGCTTCTTCAGCTTCTTTTTGGGCCTTCTCTTCAGCTTCTTGGCGTTTTTCTTGCTCTTTTTTCTTTTCTCCAAGGAGTTGTTCCACCTTGTTTTTAAGGCCTTCAAGCTCACCATTGTTTTGCTGCGGCAGACCTTCAACTTTTAAATAAAATGCACCGTCTTTTTCTTCGTAAAGTGCTTTCATTTCATCAGATAAGCCCTCTAGGCTATCGAGTTTGTATTTCATGTTTTGCTCCCTGAGCGGTTTTGCAGTCACAAACTGCGGGCAATAAAAAAGCACCCTTTCGAGTGCTCTAAATAGAATTAGGTTTTACTTTTCAGAAACTGGCTTGCTAGCATCTTCAAGGCTCTTCAATGTGTTGTTCACTGCTTTAGCAGTTCGTCCATACACATCCTTGCCATTTGCTGAATCAACAGGAATCATCACTGTATCTACAGTTGCTGTTACAACAGTGGAAGCCGCTGATACTGTAGCTTTTGTAAGACTTTCAATTATTCCGAACATTTCTTTTCTCACAATAAGAAAAGCACCCGAAGGTGCTAAGGTTTGAATTAAGTTGTTTTACATATTTCTATAAATAACTGGCTTTAATGCTTGAGATGCAATCCAAATATCGTTACGACATACAGGGCAATTCAACACATAGATAGTTTCGTTTCTATCGCTCATGACTCGCAACTCATTCTTTTGAAATTCGATAACTGAATAACACTTGCCACATGAGTCTCTATGGGTCTGCAACTCGGGCGGCACACCTCGACTAATTACTTTCATAATCCCAACCTCTTAAACATTTCTTCATCAAGCTTTTTGAGTTCAGCAAGCGTGAATGGTTGACCTGTAAGCGGATCAATAAACTTATCCAGAGAATACTTGCCCTCTTTGAATAGTTTGTATCTTGTCGGCCCAAGCCAAGACTTTTGAAAAGCTGCATCTTGTTTATCAAACCAACCTTTGAAAGTTGTATTTGAATCAACCACGCCTATCTCACCTTCACCATTCACTTTATTGTTAAATGGACGCATCCCAATTGTTTTTCCTGAATCATCCGATACAGGAATTAGAATCGATCGACAGTTTGGGTGAAGTGGTGGCACAGGATGAGGTTCATCTTTCTTATAAACCTTGTCTGAATAACCCATGCAGATTTTAGAAGTGCGGCTATCTAGTGTTGCGATGAACTTTACATATTCAACACCAATGATCTGATATGTTTCATTCAGAGCAACATTGGACACATGACTTCGAGCAGTTCGTACCATTGTAGAAATCTGGTTTCTACTCTGATCAAGCAAACCGTCTTGGTAATTAAGAGCCTTCTTGCCTTTAATTCGCTGAACAATCTGCTGGTTTGTCTGACCCCGAGATAGACCATCTCGAATTGTTTGCTCTACTCGTACTTTTGTATCGTCTGCAATCTTCTCGAATAGGTAATCAAGCAGCACACCACCGCTTAAAGGCGTTTTCTTTGCCTTGTTGAATAGCGTCTTTCCATTTGGTTCTATTTTGCGATTAGCGAGGGTTTTAGCCTGATATGTAGCTTCATACACCGCTAATGCAGTAGCGCTTACAGTGAAGCTCTCAAGCAATCCTGACGCTACACTTGCCTGCCAAGTCTGAACTAATGTCCTTACTTCTTTTAATGCTGGTGTTGTGTATTGTCCTGCCATCAATGCAGTCTTTTCAGCGTCACTCAAGTCATCTAACAAATCTCTTAACTTTGAAAGCATCTCACTAGAGAGCGAATCAAATTGTGTTAGGAGATTATTAATTTCAGTTGAAGACAACCGGTAGAGATAAGCCTGATGTGATACCAGGGCATCAAGTAGAGCTTGTTGTGACAACTGGACGTTCATTTGTCACTCCTGCGATTTAAACCACCATAGGTCTATTGACTGACTCGCTTTCGATACGTGTTTGTTCGTCTTCATAGCTAATTTCTGGTACTTTCCCAGTAGTAAGCAACTCATGGAATGTTTCCATACTCATGCGATTAGCAAGCACCATTTCCCAATAGAACTTAAGCGTATCAAGGTCAATCTTGCCTTTAGCAAAATCTTGCTTAATTGTGAGTTTCGCTTTAGATCCGCTTCCGTAATATGCAGCACACCATTTAAGCGCGTATTCCATCGCCTCATTGGTATTAGCCACACACAAAGAAAGGACACTATACTGAGCAAGTTTTTCATTATTTGATTGAGTAGCCGTTTTATTGACTTGTTCCGTCTCAAGAATCTTGGCACCCATGGCCTGCATGTACTTTTCTTTAGCATCCATAGCCTGTTTTGCTAAGGTGCTTTCAGTGACTTGCTTGTAGTCAAATGATGAGCCTTTCGGAAGCATTAAAGGATTCTTAGAACCTAAGCGAACTCCATTTTTCTGCAACCAGTCGCGCCAACCTTCATCAAGTTCATTAATAACTGGTTGAGCTTGCCCACAGATAAATACCATTTCTTCATAGCTTGCGCTGTTTTGATAATGGGCCAAGTTCATAGTGACAATTGGTTCTAATGGGATCGGGTCAATATTCCAATCATTAGCCAAAGACCCCAAAGGAATAAAAGGAATTTCATTCCATCTTTGGCCTAATGAATTCGTTGGATAGAAGGCATCACCGCCCTGTAGTTCTCCTGACTTATCTGTATAAACTTGAACGTTATATTCATTGTTTTCATCAAGTCGAAGTACGCGGTAAATATTGATTTCTTTCTTAGAGAATTCGTCTTCTGGATCTTTTTCTGTGGACTTCTCATGCAAGACAATAAGTTCAGGCTTATAGACCGAACCAACTCGCTTTAGACTCCAATTGATAATGCTCAACGACTCATAAAATACGATTGTTGGTCGAATACCTAAGCTCTCTGCCTGCTGTACAGACACATTTCCATTAGTAGTTGGATAATCTACGAATAAACCGCCACGTGCATGTTTAAGCTGACCTTGCAAGGCAGATTGTGCAACTTGGTAAATTGACTTACCTGTACCATCTGCATCGTATTTAAGAAAATCCATTCCATCCGGTTCGAACGTTGGGTCCTCAGCAAATACCACGCCCACCATCTTGTTTAATGTGTCTTTAGAAATCTCATAAAACACAGCACGGGTTAAGTAAGCCAAATAATATTGATCATTCTGCGTTAAATCAGACGATACATTGGGTTTTGGTAAATAAAGTTCGCCACGCTTCTTAACCGTGGCAGAACCATCACAGACATCGTCGATAGTTTCCCAACGCTTTTTCATGTCTGCATAAGCTTGATGTTCAGTATTAACTGGCATTAGTAAACCATTCCTATATCTAGTGTTTTTGCAACAACCTTTTTACCCATAGCCACAGCAAACATACGGAAGCCATCAGCACCGTGTGAGTGAATGTCATGAAGTGGGTTGTCTTTCCAACATCCAAGCTTGTCATTCCACTCTTTTCGGTAGTTCTCAAGATGAGTGATTCCTTCTGCACATTTGTACTCATCAAATTCACATAGAGGCAAAATCTCACGAACCTGCTCAATACCATCCATCACTGTTATATTTGGCACCACCTCGAAATTGACTGAGTACTTCTCCCCGTCATCAAGCACATAGCCCTCTTTGGCAATGTCTAGTCGAGACTTACCATCATTCATAAGAGAACGGTTTTTGATGTCGTGTGGAGCGTAATGCTTGCTGTACTTGTAGCCTTTGTCTTTAAGCACTTTGAAATAGTGCCGCATACCTTCGCCTGAGTTTTCGTAGTAATCGATAACTTGGTAGCAAGTATCTGATAACTTCCTGATAAACCAGATCACCATTGAGTCTGAGACACCTAAGTCCCAGAAGGTCATAACAGGTAAATGATCATTAGAAGGCAATGAACCAATGCGTTTATTGGCATACAAGAATTTAAATTGGTTCTTGTAGTAAGCACCTTCAACAGACTGAGCAAAAGCTTCACTAGGAATACTTGGATATTCCCGCTTCATATCCTCGCCAAGAGTTTTCTCTTTTGAGTGATACCAAGCCCTTTGCTTTGGCGTTGTTTTAATCTTGTGCTTAACTTCCAGTTCTTCAAAGTATTGAACTAGTCGCTGTGGGAGTTCTTCAGTTGGTTCAATTTCATAATCAGCATTCTTCCACCAGGAGAAGAAAAAGAATTTCCAATCAAGTGGGCTTAGTTTTTTGCTGAGTAGTAATAACTTTTCTGCTAATTGGCAGAATTCGTAGAAGTATCCACTTTTCCCTTCAGCAGTACTCTCAAGTGTGATTCGTCCTTTAAGACTGACCGCTTCAAATGCACCAGTAACAATCTCACGGGCTTTATCTGGGAACTTCGCACAAATCTTACCGAACTCAGACACATGTAATCGGTCTAATGTTCCACCACGGAAAGAGGTTGATACTGTGATCGAACCCCCTTTAACAAATACAAGCTCATCCTTAGTTTGAATCTCTAAAGGATTGGCTGCTTTGATAAGGTGTGGCAAGCGATCGTAAGCGTACTTAACCTTTTCACGGAACAGACGCTTAGCATCATGTAATGTATGGGCAATCAAAGCACACTTATCAGACATGAACAATGCAGCATCTAACTGAATCATGCACATCTCAGTGGTAAAACCTAACTGACGTGCCTTTAAGATGATGTTACGTGTCCACTCATTTTCAAAGTATTCAAGCTGTTCAAGTGTCATCTTGAACTTAACTTGTTTGCCTTCCTTATTTGTAATGTAGTAAAGATTATTTAAGCGCCATAACTGGTCTTTAAGTTTCGCTTTATGCTCAGGTTTCAGCATGGCTACTCCTTAAATTTAATCACCCTCGCTTAATTCATCCATCAATTCAGATACAGACTGAATCTCAATTGTTCCTGAATGCTCCACTTTATCTTTAAATGCCCCAACTGCAATATGTTTGCCCAATAACTCTAGGTTCTTCACTTTATCAGGCCATTTGATTTTCTTAAGCCAGCCGACTTGTGTTTTATCGTCGCCACGACCGTCAAATTCTTCAATGTTTTCGATATTAGATACGTATTGGCGCCAGATAGGAGGCCATTCGCCAATAGGCTTAAATGCGTAGTTATCGTCCATAATGTCTAAAACATCCATCTGGTCGATTTCTACAAGGCGTTTGAGCACATAGTCTGCATTTACATCAACACGCTTTAAACGCTGCCCATTTAAGTAAGCTATGCGCTCTTGCACATCATCACGCTGGAGTACATCCCAAGCATTCTGACGATTTTTATAACCAGTAGCTTTTCCAGCTTCCTGAGCACTTAGTGTCTTTAAAAATTCATGGCAGAACTCTTCGTGACGTAGATTTTTTAAAGGTTCTGCGCCTTTGATTTGTTCTTCCATTTGTACCTCTATTTTTCTAATGCGAATTTAAGATCATCAGGCGTTTCCAAATAACACCCGTTTTTATTGCAGAATGCGTGAATGTCGTTTAGGTATTCGGTGAATTGAGCTGTATTTGCATCTGTAGTGCTCATTAACTCACATAGTCCGTTTGCCACATCTTGGTAAAGAGGATGCTTAGAATCCTTTAATTCTCTAACAGCCTTGAACGTTTTCTTGTATTGACCAACGTCATCACGATCATAGATTTTTGCTAAGAAGTTCTTCTTAAAGAACAGATGTTCGTAGTCTTTATCTGTTCCTTGACGCTTAGCCCATTGATTAAGCCACATCCAGTACAATCGATTTTGAGCCTTTGTCCGGTCTCTCTCTTGCGGTGCAATTAGAACTACTAACGGCTTCCCTTCACTCGCTGCCTTTGCATGATTATTATTGAGATAGCCAATTACATAGTTGATGTCAGAATGGTTTTTGATGACGAATCGTGGTTCCATTTTGACCTCGCAATAAAAAACCACCCGAGGGTGGCGTGTTCTAATTTGGATCCGCGCCCATAAGGAAATCGGGGCGAACTTCTTCACCATTGATTATTTTTATTGTCTGCTGTAGTGCATGCTTCTCATAATAGACCTGTGAATATTGGCGCTGTAGTGATTCATTACGCTTCTCTAATTCTTCGATCTTTCGCCCATACTTTTCTTCATAGTACTTTTCCACTTCATTGTAGGCTTTGTCTTTAGCCTCTTTGACTTCAGCAACCCATTCTTTTGTCTGCTCAGTGTCGTTATACATATTCCATGCATAATTAATGAAGCGCGAACTAGCACCTTTTTGAAATTTCAGTAACTCAAAGAAAATGAATTTAAGTTGCCAAAATGGGGCTTCTGTTAATCTACCAAACTCATGTGATCTTTTGAATTTTATGCCACACCAACCAAAGTTTATTAGTATCATTTTACACCTCGATCATAAAGCACAATTATATCATAACCACATGATTTAATTAAAAAACACTGTCGGAATTTGTATCTATTTTTAACATTAATTCGGTCTTTTCTAGCATCTTGCCAAACCATTCAACCGACTCTGATCTATTCATCTTTTGAAACTGGTCGAACTCTTGATGATGATTCCTACAAAGTGGAATTGTTTTAGAGTCACAAGCCTTCAACCCCATGCCCTTGTTATGAATTCCTTGATTGCTATGAGCTGCGTCTACTGGCGTTCTACCACACATAACGCATGGCAACCTTCTTATTGCAGCAAGTCGCTTTGCATCACGCATTTGGTCTCGAATATTCTTCTGGTAAAAGTTCAAAAGACAATTTTGATTGATCACCGTAAATATCAAACTGAACATTTACATGGGTGAAATTGATCTTCATTTCATCTTGCACTGTCTTAACTGCATTAATTAATTCTTGCTGTAAACGTTCATTGATTACTTGATCGCTATACATGATGCTTTCTCTATTGGCCTTTTAAATTCTGTTTGATGTTGGCAATCTGAGTGTCAATGTCTCTGATTCGGCGTTTGCAGTCTTGTTTAAACTGCTCTCTAGCATTGAGATGATTCAAATTTTCTAAATTAAACCGATCTTTGTAGAGTAAATCTAAATTCTTCTTCGCTTCGATTGTGTCCATGTTCACCCCAAAAAAGAAAGCCCCTCAACATCCAGAATGCGAGGGGCTTTGTTTGCCGTAATACGTTCGGCTAATTCGCGTAATTGTCTCGACGCTTTCCACACTTACGACACTCAACCTGAACGAAAATATCAGACTCATAATCGTAGTGATGAAAGCAGAATAGGCGCTTTAGGAACTGGAGCATGCGGATCTCCTGAATTTTGGTGGGCCCGATCAGATTCGAACTGATTATCTCCCCGTTATGAGCGGGACGCTTATACCACTTAAGCTTAAGACCCATTGGCACGCCATGTAGGACTCGAACCCACACCACCGATTTTGGAGACCGATGCTCTACCAGTTGAGCTAATGACGCATTAAAAAAGGGCATGGCGAATTGCCACACCCTTGCCTTAGATTACGATATTGACCAGCTCGGCAACTGATCTACCGCTACTCACAATCACACACACCTAACATGCACGGTCTGCTTTACTTGCTTTCAATCCTCTTTAGGTCGGGGCGCTACTCCCTAGTCTGAATTCCCGAAGGAGGTTTACTCGAAGGCATGTTCCACTGGTCAGCACTCCAGCAGGGTAATTGTCTTTTTATAGACAACAAAAAAGCCCACCGTTTGGCGAGCTTCTTTAAGATCAGTGACACTTACTTACACTTCGCACCACTGTACCATGAATATATAACATTAGTGACGTCACGTCAATAATCATGAAGCTATTTTTGATTTGTAAGCAATAAATGGGTATCTAGCATGCATAGCTGCTAATCCACACTTAATGTCAAACTTAACATCCATTAGCGTTGCATATGGCGTGACAAGTCTAGATAAGGGCATTGAATAGCAGTAGCGAAATATCACCATTTCAAGCCAACCATCTAACACTTCTGATTGCCCTTGCATATCTAGGATAAGGCGTTGAACTGCACGCGCTTCATTGTCTGTGATTTCACATGTTATACGCCCACGACCTTTAGGGATAACTGGATCATCAGAACAAAGCCAATCTGCCATGATCTGCTCTTTGCCTTTCACTTCTTGCTTACGCTTCTTAGCAGCCTGATCCATAGCGACAGCAATCGGGTTTATGCTCTTTCCACAAGTTCCAGAATTTGAGTACATCCAAGCCCCAAATTGATAAAGCCATTCTTCTAGACTGTATTTAGTCCAGTCCGTTGTTTGCATAATGTGATTTACTGCCGCATTCATACCGTCACCCTAATTATTTATATGTCAAAGTTTTCAAAGCCAATTGGCGCTTAAGCTCTTTGTTTTTATCCTCAAGCTCTTTGATCTTCTGATCTTTCCAAAGCTCTTGAGGTATTGCTCTCTTACGAATTGCGTTGATATCTACTGTGTTGAATCGAGGGGTTAAGAGTTGCCCATACAGTTCATCTAGTTCTTTCTGTCGCTTAAGCTCATTCAACCTATAAAGCTCTGGATTAAAGCGCTTCTCTAACTCTCGTCGTTGTTTCTCAATCCACTCAAGATCCATCACGCCACCTCAACCTTACTAATCACTTGTAGCGCTTCGTCAGTGCTCTCAATTACAAAGACTTTGCCGCGCCATGATTCATGCCATTCGATTTGATCAAGAGTAAGCTTCCTATCTGACTTGAACTTCTGACCGTCTTTAATTTCCATTAAGTAGTTTGTGCCTCTAAACCCTACAAGCAGATCCGGACATCCTTTTCCAGTTGAAGCAAGCGACTGAACACTTGCCCCAACTTGGCGTAGAGCTTTGACAATCTCGTTTTGATTTGCATCAATTCTTGCTGCTCTACGCATTATTTAAGAAGCTCCTGAATTTGACGCTGTGCATATTCAATTCCATCAGCAAATCCTTGAGAATGCATGTCAGCAGTATTCTTCCACTCTGCCCATTTTTCGTTAAACAACTCATCGAAATGGTTATCTAATTTGATTAACTTCTGCTTGATGTGCTTATTCACATCCTTTGCAATTGTTGGTGTATAACCTCCACGCTTAGCATTCTTAATCTGCTTCGCGTGGTTTTGAGCCTCTTTGAATGTGGTCATTTGACATACTCCGTAATTAAGCGGATAACCAAAACCATAGTTAAAGTCGCTGCTATTACTCCCCAAGCAAAAAAGAATCCTCTGCCAAACCACTCCATAATTGCAGGTGTTGAAAGCTCACCGTTGTACCAACGCCATGCATACTTAATTGATACGAATAGCGCTGCACCGTAGATAATTGCTATCGCAAAGTCTTTCATCCTTCCCCCTTGATCGCTTGCTCTAACTTCTTGCCAATCTCAAACATTGACCAGCTCTTTTGAAGGTCTGATGCAATAGACATAGCCTTTGCAATGATTAGTCCCTGTTGATCCACCCGCTTTTGCAGCTCCTCCACTTTCGCTTGCTGGTGCTGCCATGCTTCCTGCCAAATTGCCCATTTCTCGTTAAATGAATCGAGGTGAAATGCGTAAAGCTTTCTTTGACCGTTTAAAACATATCGACCAAGCTCCTCATCAAAATCAACCGCGTCTCTAAATAGCCCAATCCAGTACTTTTGCTTCTCAAACTCTTCTCTACACTTATCCATCTCAAACATCCTCTACTTTGCAATTCGGCGAAATGTGGTTTTCTATGGGGAAGTCTTCGCCCATATCATTATCAATGCGGTGGCCTGCTGCTTTAACAACATGAATTGCCCATCCAGAACCCAACTTCGTACCATCTTCAAAAACAAGAATCTCAATCTCGCATCTGTTCCACTTTGAGTCGAAACACGGCTTGTACTCTATAGCTGCTACCTTACCCATCCATGCAGAAGAATCATCCTTTATCTTGACCCAATCCCCGACTTTAAACTCACTCATGGCTGGCTCCTTTAAACATCGACCACACAAACGCTAGATACCCAATCAAACAAGCAACACCGATAAGCGTTGTCTTAAATCCCGCATAAAGAATTGCACTGGCGATAAGAAGTACTGCAACTTCCTGTTGATATTTACTCATCCCCGCCTCCGTATATTGATTCGTATGCCGCAATAGCGGCTAGCAATGGCTGGTTATATACAAAACAATCTTTATGAGCTTCTGAACGTGCTGCTTTTAATCCGCCTAAGCTAATTACTAAATCAACTGAATCCACCAGACGCTTGAGGTCTTTCACTTCAACGCGGTTAAAGGAAAAGCACTCTTTGGTGAATACCTTTTGCCACATAGGAGCGTTTGGAATATCCCAATACTCGTACCACGCTCCATAGAAGCTGTCATAGCCATAGTACGTTCCATTATCTGCCCCGTACTCTTGCCAATAGCTACCGATCTTAGGCGCACCCTCAACCACCTCTCTCGCCTTCTTTTCGCCGAACTCACGAATAAACTGTTCTGGTTTCATAGAAAGTCACTCCAACTAATTCCGCGGAATGCATAGCCACAAGAAAGTGAGCAAATGCCATGGTCGCGACTATCAACAGCATCAACAAAGAGCTTGTTGCAATTAATACATAAGCAGAGTCGATCTAACTTTTCAGCCTTCTTTAATGGAAATACGATCATGTTCATACCGCCTCCTTGTAACGTCTAGTCATGGCTTCCTGCTTGAGCTGGTCTAGCATTTTCAGCTTTCTTAATTTCTCATAGAGGTTCGCTGCTGCTCTTGTTTCTTCATTACGAGTACCGAGGTTGTACGCTCTACGCAGCTTCATCATTGATGTGTAATCTACAAATTCGATCATGCTTTCAGCTCCCCTTTAACATTCAGGATGTCTTTTGCGTATTGAGTTGCCTTGTAAGTTGCGTATGAGTCCTTTTCCAAATAACCGCTTTTAATTAATTCCTGTACATAGCACTGGATAGTGTTGTTGGGCGCATCTAGCACATAGTCATGCAAATCCTTCATCGTGAAAGGTTGTGTTGCATGTGTAGCGAATAACAAAATGTCAAAAATGTTTTGGAATGCTTTAACTCGTTTTATTGCTTTCACGCTGCACCTCTCTCTTCCATAGACTGGTAATACTCAGGGCTTAAGTCAGCGAAAGTTGCGCGTGACAAGTCTGTAGCTAATCGAACTGTGCCAATTGAGCCGTTACGAGCCTTACCTATGATGATTTCTGCTGTACCTGCTTCTTTAGAATCCTTGTTGTAGACTTCATCGCGATAAATAAACATGATGATGTCTGCGTCTTGCTCTAAGTCGCCTGATTCTTTTAGATCTGCGTTTACAGGGCGTTTGTTTGGGCGGTTCTCTAAGTTACGGTTAAGCTGTGCTAGTGCGATCACAGGACAATCAAAGTCACCTGCCATACGCTTAAGCTCATTAGATATTTCACCGATATCTTTGTCAGAACGACCAAAGTTGTTTTTAGTGAGTGGTGTTACTTTCTGGATGTAATCAACAAAGATCGCTCCAAGCTTCCCGTATTTAGCAATGACCTTATTTGCTGATCTGCGGATAGTTGCCACAGTTGCACGGTTATTGTCATCAATCATCAAAGGTGCTTTCTCAAGTACCAGAGCAGCGTTATTCACCTTCTGTGTATCATCGCTATTTGGATCAATATGTCCTGTTAATACTTTGCGTAGCTCTACCCCACCAATGCCACTAATTAAACGCTGTGCAATCTGTCTGCCCTTCATTTCGATTGAGATAAACAGAACTGGTAAAGACTGGTTAATCATCATGTCTGCTGCAATGTTTTGAGCAAACGTTGTTTTACCCATTGAAGGACGCGCACCAATGATGACTAGATCGCCTTTGCTGATTTCACCTAGTTTGTTGTCCAGAGCAGTAAAGCCAGTCTTGATACCGCCCTCATAAGGCATTTGGTTATGAATTGCCATGTGGCGATCAAGGAACTCTTTTACAGCTTCTTTTGAAAACTCATGAGCATGTTTAAGCTTTTCCTCACCAGCACCAAAATCTAAGTTTTGAACTAATGACTGAGCCTTGCTTACAGCAGATTCAGCAGTATGCGTCACCAAGTCATTTGCAATTGAATTGATCAGCTTACTAGTCTCTTGAAGCTTTCTGCGAGTAGAGAAATCTTTTAGCTTTTTGATGTGAGTAACCAACAAACTTGCATTGCTTACACGGCTCATCAAGTTAACAATGAACTGCTCGTCAATCTGGCTGATCTCTAGAGGATTCGCCTTGATCAATTCAAATACAGTCACCTCATCAAACGCTTCACCCTTATTCAATTGACTCTTGATGTGGGCAAAGATGATCTGGTGTTGTGATGCATAGAAATCTTGTGCATCGATCTGAGAGATAAACTCATCTGCTGCCTGATCGATTGTCATGAACGTAGACAAGATGCTTTGCTCAACAGGGATAGAAAATAATTCAATCATTGGTCCATCCCCTTAAATTTCTTAGCTACACCTTTGAATTGTGTTGCTGGTTGTTCAGGGATAGTTTGTTGCTGCTCAGCAACTGGATTTTCTAATTGCTCAAGCTCTGCATTTGTCTCTTGCCAGTTCCAAGCAGCTTTGAAAGATTCCCAACCACGAACAACGATAATTTGGAATACACGCTCATTGCTTAGCTTTGCTTCCTGAGCTTGTTTGAAAACAAGTTGTAAAGCACGTTGAGTTACTGGTTTTTTCTTCTTGTTGCGAAGATCAAGATATTCTGTTGCTGTTTGCTCAGATACTCCGTTTTTCAACAAGAAATCTTTCGCTTTGAATTTTTGTGTTTTTGGTGCTGAATCAGCACAAATAATATCTGTAGTATTCTCTGTGTATTCTCTGTATGTATTCTCTGTATTAGATGGGCGGATTTGTGCATTCAGTATGGCGGAATTGTGCATACAGTCTGGCGCATTTGTGCATTCAGTATGGCTGTTTTGTGCATTCAGTATGGCGGAATTGTGCATACTATTAATATCAATGCTTTCAGAGTATTCGATCAAAGCTTGATATAAGTTTTCACGCTCTACACGGTAGTAAACACGACGAGGCACACCCATCTTTTTCTCAGAGATGAATTTAAGTGATTTAAGTGTTGCTCTGGCCGTATCTTGCTCACGACGAGTAAGACCAGTTTCTTGAGTCCACTCATGATGTGTTTTAAAGATCCAACCTTCACTGTCTTTAGTGCGAGAAGTCCAGTAGACCAATTGAGAGAGCATCAAAGCTCCATTGATCCCACATCCTAAAAATACATAGTGCTTGTTGAATGCTATTGGCTGTTCGTTCATAGCTTCAATCAACTTAATAATTGGAATTGATGCACCCATCAAACACCTCTCAATACAAATGCAGCTAAATCAGCTTTCGCTTTAGCCAATGCCATAGAGTTTTCGAGAGTTCGATTAAGCACATAAGCCTCAACCGCTTTTTGAAACAAACTAATCTTCCGATTTAGTTCAATGTCTGCTAATATTGAATGGTTCATTTAATCCACCTTGTTTGAACACTAAGCCTGATTTACGAGATCAGGCTTTTTCTTTATATCCAAGCTCAAAACACATGCCGAAATCTTCAATGTCATCTTGAAAAAGATCGTCAATTGTTTGTTTGCTTTCCATCCACGCTTTTGACATCACAAAAAGCGCATTTAGTTTTTCCTCGCTAATCATTCGATATTTCTTGAGTACAGTTTTGAATCCAAGAACATCCAATAGCACTAAACAGTTCTCAAGCTCAGTCAAGCCATTGGATTTTCTATCATTTTTCATTCGTGATAATGTGCTTGGATCAATCCCCAACTGTTCAGCAACCTGACTTTGATTGCTTGATGCAAGGGCTTGCAAAACTCTAGAAACTTCATTTCTAGCCCTTGCACTCAATTCGGTTGATACTTTGCTCATGGTTTAGTTCCTAAGCGGTTAATGCTTGGCTGCGGACATAATCGAAATCGACATCAGGACAAAGTTCATCACAAGGAACTTTTCCTTCACTTTCTTTATCAATTCGAATAGCTAATGCAGCACCACATTTTTTGTTGACATAAATAATTTGTTGAAGATTCCCTAAAGTCGTTAGGCATGCTTTTGCAAAGGCTTTTCGTTCTTCAACAGTCATCTTCGATAAGTAAGCTTTAAGCTGTTCTGTGTTTGAAGAAGACATAGTTATCTCCTTTAGTGATTTATTTAGTAAATACTAATTTTAATCACTAAACAAGTCAACAGATATTTAGCGAATACGAATTTACTTTTTACTAAAAACTATATGAAATAGAGCTTATGGATACAGTTGCAAGAAGACGCAGAAATCTGCGAAAAGCTATTGATGCTTTAATCGAATCTGGGAAATTTAAGAGTGATGCAGCTTTTTGCGAACATTACGACTTAAGTACGAGCCATATTTCACAAATGATTAATGGTCACGGTAGTTTTGGCGAGAGAGCTGCTAGGAACTTAGAGAAAAAAGTAGGCTGGCCTAATGGTTATTTAGATCTTGAAAACCAAGAAGATCAAAGCCCTATTGTGTCTGAAAGTAATGTTGGACCAACCAAGAATAACCTTCGAACAATTCCCCTATTAGATTATGTCCAAGCAGGTCTATTCCATGATGTTGGCTATGATGGAATAAACCCTATTGGAGAAAGCTACACAACATATCAAGGATATAAGCCAGAGTGCGTTTTCTCTCTTAAAGTTGAAGGAAATAGCATGTCACCAGAATTTAAGGCTGGCGATGAAATTGTTGTTGATGCATCTCTTGAACCTAAACCTGGATCGCTTGTAATTGCTCAAGAAGTCCAACATGGAATAGCAAGAACAACTTTCAAAAAGTACAGAGTGATTGGTATTAATGAATTTGGAGTTGATGTTGTTGAACTAGTACCACTAAACCCTGATTACCCAACCTACAACTCAACACAAATTGAAATATCAATTATTGGGGTTGTGGTGAGACACAATAGGGAAATAACTCATTAAAGGATTCGGGACACCTAATCCCGAATTGCAGCCTAGGAAGCTGCTAAAGGTGATCTAAAGATACGTTGCTCAGGGAGCAGGACAAGGTCCAGTGTCAATAGTGAGCTGACGCCCCTACGGTGTGCGCACACTTTCAGGGCAAGCGCTAGGCATAGCGCTATATAAGTTACCAATTATATTGGTAGGTGCCTACCAGCAATTACAAGGTTTATGCCATGTTTTTACTGGAACTGCGAACTAAGAATGGATTTAGATTAAAGATAAAAATCGACTTTTTATCGATATTCAAATTCTTCACTTGGTAAGCACCGAGGGGGAGGTTCGAACTCCCCCTCACCCTTATTTTTAAAAATACATAAACTGATAATTAATAGCAAATACCATGAGCAAAAAATACAAGCCACCGGAACTACACGAATATAGAGGCTTAACAAGCTCTGAGCAGACGGCAATACACCAAATGCTCATCTCCTATGTTCGTGAGGAAAATTGTCGCTTTAACATAATCATGTCTGGCAAAGCAGAACCCTATAATCTGGTAAAACTAACTAGTATTAATTTTGAGAATGAAGCATCAGCAATTTGGGTTCATTTTGAAACCATCACAGGAGAGCAAATAGCTTTACCCATTGGCTTTCTTTCAAGAATTGAGTTTTCAGGGCAGCAAGAAATTTAAACTGTGAACCCGACACAGTCTTTACAACAGATCGGGTGGAGAAATGTAATGACAGATAAAGTAGTTTTAAATGGACCATTGGAATTAAAAAATAACTCTGAAGCTCGTGTTGCTTATGAATTGATGGTATTAATCGCCAATAAGGAAGTTGGTTTTACTATGGCTCAAAATAAAAATGTAGCCGACGAACAGAAGTCTAGAGATTACTGGTTAAAACTTTATTCACAATGCCTTAGCGTTGCTAGAGGAAATGAGCACGTTCCTCAGGAAAACTAGAATACTTTTTCTGAAATAGTTTTGATAGTGCTAACTATTTCATCAGGATCTGTGCAACCTTGTTGAATTAAAGCCAGGATAAGCTGGAATACTTGTTCTTGATTCATAATAAACTCCATCTAACCCACCCCGTGTGGGTTTTCTTATTTTTAGTGTATACGAAATTTTTCACTAAATAAATTCACTAAAGTTCTTGACTAAATATTTAGTAAATACTAAATTATATCTCACCAACCAATAAAAAAGCCCCGACTGTTTGGCGACGCGGGACTTTTACTCAATGAGTGAGATGATTATGACACAGAAATTTGAAATTAAAAATCGTTGGACAGAAGAAGTCCTTTTTACCTGTGAAGTTCCTGAAGGAATGGAATCAGGAATGATTGCTCGTCATGCATTGGAAAGTTCGATTGCTGACGGTGCCGACCTTTACGGTGCCGACCTTTACGGTGCCGACCTTCGCGGTGCCAACCTTCGCGGTGCCGACCTTCGCGGTGCCGA